TATTACGCTAAGTTATTGTTTTGAGCGTATAGAATAGTAAAACGAACCAAACCCGCATTTGTTGCTGCTGAAGCAGTTACAGTCAAACGAATGTCTGCTGTGCCTGTATCTTGCCATGCTAACGCCGCACCTGCTTGTGTAGTCGGATATTTGCGTCCTGCATCTGTTCCACTCGCAAAAGTGTTAAGAATTGTTGCCGCACCGCCAACAGTATCGCCAACACTCAAGTTGGTTGTAGCATTCGCCGCAGTAATTACATCAATTACGCAGTCAATAATTTGTGAATTCGCAGGAATCACAACGTCTGTTACAGACGCAGCTAATGCTCCACCAGACAAATCTGCTGAAAAAGTTTGTGACATAACAACCTGACCAACATTGGCAATGTCAGAACCAAGTGTGGTGCCTGTTGTGTTTTTAATTGTTCCAGCCCTTATCGGGCCTGAAAAAGTTGTAGTACCCATATCAATCTCCTGTCTGGGTTAAGTCAGTCGCCCAATGCGACTGTCAGGGATGGCATTACAATAACACAACCAATAAAAAAAGAAAGGGGCTACCGAAGTAGCCCCAGTCCAACAGGGAGGAGGAGTAAATGAATACTCACAGCCCTTATAGCATAAATTACGCTCCGGGGGAACCGAAAACGCAACGTGGGTCTGAAAACCCAAAGCTGTAACGCTCACGCGCCTTAAAGCGCATGTTGCCTGTGTCGAAGTCAGCTTCCATGTTTGTCCGCATTGGCGAACGCTCAAAGTGCTTAAATCCGTTAGGCGCGTCAGTTTTGATGAAGAACGCATCTGGGTCTGTCAAGAAGTGGTTAACAGTGTAACCCTCTGGAAGCATGCCCATGTTGCGAATGGCGTTTACATCATTATCGGCTGTGCCAACACGCAATGTTGATTCCAGCAAGCGATCTGCAACGAATTGCAGTTGTGGTGGAATAACCATTTTTGTGCCACGCAGAGCAATAATCATATTGCGCTCATCTACGAAGGTTGAGATATCAATCAGCGCATTTTCCAACGAAGTTTCGTTGAGATCAGCCGCTGTTGATGGCTCATTGCGGAAAGTACCGCCACCTGAAAGTGGGTGCGCAGTTGAGCAAAGCTCAACACCGTCACCACCAGCGAAGTTAGCATTAAACGCGTTGTTCAATACTGATGCCGCTTTAACCTGCTTAGTGTGTGCCATAGAACGCGCAAGCGCTTTCGTATAACGAGCACCAAGACGGTCATACAGGTTGTCTTCGATTGCTTCTTCGGTCAATGCGAATGCGAGAGCAACTGTTTCGTGTGAATAACGAGCAGTGTACGCTTCATTTGCATTGTCGAACTCTACACCAGAACCTTCGGATTTTGTGGGAGCATTCCCAAATCCGACGAGCATCACTTCTTCTTCAAACGCACGGTCTGAAGATTCAGTGTCAAATATTTCCGCATGTTGATTTTCATAGCGGTCATATTCCATGCCGAACAGAGCGTTAAGACCCGGTTCTAGCTCCTTAACGAGTTGTGAACGTGAAATAGCCATAACTCAGTCTCCTTATGCTAGACCCGCAGTGCCAGCACTGAACAGGTGATTGTTGATTTTTACGATCACATTAGTGTTCGCGGTGGCTACATCGCTATTCTCAGGGTCTTGAGAAATGTCGATTGCTTTCAGTGGAAGACCAGCAGTCGTCGCACCAGTTGTGACATCTAGCTCAGTGCGAGAATTACCACTTACGGTACTTCCTGCCGTTGCGTCAACAATGTCGAAATTGCCAAACAAATCGGCTACAGGGAATGCAGCGTCAGCTTGGATTTCAAAGGTTGCGCTTGGGTCATCAATGACATTTGCGAAAATATCTGTCCCAGTTGCACTTGCAGGCCAGTAGTTGGAATAGATTATATCCCCACTAGAGTCCACATATGAACAGCCATTAAAAACGCCCAAAATCAAATTTGTAGCGCCTGCTGGAGCACGAGTGATTGTTCCATTGGTATCGACTATAACTAAGTCGCCTTGGAAAATACTCGTACCGTAGCCAGAGGCAATACGATAACGATTCTGTCTTTGTGAGCTTGTGCTCGTTTTGATTGGGCGAAGGCCGAAAGCAGCGTCTTGATTAGACATCTTTACTCTCCTTCAGAGGCTCCGCGTCCTTTCATTCCAAAGGATACGGAAGATTTGCGTTGCGGAGCAAGCTTAGGCATGGCTGAATTGTTTTCACGCATCCAGTCACGATCCACTGCATCCAGTTGATTTTGAGAAACACCTTGATAGTGTTTATTCCGCTGATCAGCCATTTCGACGGGGATACGAGCGAGAACAAGACCACCAACACCAATGATGCCAGCGTTTCGTCCCTCATCTACTACAGGCCCTACATATTCAGGATACTCTTCAGCGCGAACGAGGTCCCAGCCTTCTTGCCGTTTCTTGTGAACGTTAGTTTTATCGTCAAATTCCATTACGGATTCACGAATCCAACGGTGCTTATAACCGAGGGGTGCTTCAGGAGCTTCCAAGGCAGAACCGGGTCGCCATTCCATTGAACGCTCTGTGCGCTCCCGCGTAGTTGATTCGCGTGGTGTCCGATTAGCCATATCAATTTCTCCTGTTTTGCTCTAAACGAGCTACTTCTTTTGCGTAACGATCTAACGGAATACGCATTTTTTTGGCAAAAGCCACTTGACCGGGTGTTAGTTCCACCGACTTTTTCCGCCCTGATTTTACAGACCGTCCATTTCCAGACGCTGGAGCAACAGTCTGGGCGTTAGACCGTTTCTCCGTAAACTTATGAGGCATTTCTTTTCGCATACGAGAGTCGATTTCTTTGTAATAATCTTCAGTCGTAGGATCAAAGTCTTCCTCTAAAACTAACTGTTCATGAATGGCTTGAGCCGCACGAGTCATAATGCGATCTGATCCAAACCACTGATTTTTGTCCATCCACTTTTCCAACTTAGGATCACGTTTAGGTGCTTCCTGCTGTGGAGGTGGGGCATATTGCTGTTGTTGCGGCTGTTGAGCTTGCTGCACTTGCTGGTCTTGCTGTTGAGCATCATTATCACGAGCTATTTTAGCTTTTTGTGTGCTAACCTTGTCTTTAGCAACTGCAATTTTAGCTAAAGCCTGTTGAGCTTTCGCGGCTCTCTCGTAATCTCCAGCCTCATTAGCTTCTTGCAGAGCACGAATGGCTTGCTGCTCTTGAGCATTTAGGCGACCTTCAGCCTCATTGTTGTATGCCCCATTAAGCTGCTGCAAACGACTTTTCATTTGCTCGTTCTCAGCCTGCATTTGTTGAGCATACTGAACGGCAGCTTGAGCTTCCTCTGCTGCTTGCTTACGCTTTGCTGTTAATTGATTGATTCGACGCTTTACAGAATCACTGTAACTGTCTAACTCATCATCTTCTGAGTTTTTTTCCTGAACATTTGTTCGGGTTTCTTCTTCATCATCAGAAGATACTTCAATATCTTGATCGTCTTGATCATCATCAAGCTCAATTGAAGTATTGCTTTCAAGCTCTTCGCTTTCACGAATTTCTTCAGACATAGCCATTTTCCTTGCTCTCCGTTACCTTATACATACGAAATGTCTTTTGGGTCAAGGATCGTAGCGATAATGTTATCGTCATTTATGATACGAACCTCAAGACCTTCCACTTTGAACCTGTTCCCACTATATCTTCCTATAAGAACCCAGTCTTTCTCATTGCACCAAGAACCATTTGGGAACTTCTGGGGGTCCATATAGGCATCAGGGCCTAATTTCACGACATAAGCTGCTACCGTAGCAAAAGATTCACGCTCACGAACCTGATCAGGAACGATAATGCCGCCTTTTGTCTTTTCACTAGGGTAATAAGGGATGATAAGAACACGATAGCCCGTAGGCTGTGGCAGTCTTTCCAGTGATGAAGCTTCCATCTGGGATGGATCATCTTCGTTTTTATTTTCCGCGCCTTTACCAAACGCGTTCTCAATGGGCTTTGGCATTGCCTTTGCGCCCTTTGTAACCTTGTCCGCTGCTACAGCAACGTGCTCTGGTACAAATAACTTTTTAGTCATCTGCGTACTCTATACCTTTCATCGCGGCTCTTAATTCTTCTTCGACGTAGGCCATGCCGCGTATTTCGCCTACAATATACCGATACTCATCAAATGTTTGTATCGAACCATCCGCAAGCTTGTCTTTTAGACGAATATCGCGCTCACGAATGCCTTTGTATAAATATTCTGCAAGATGTATTGCGTCCATACCGCATATAGTATGCAATTATGCGGGAAACACAAGAGATATTACCAAAAAGTCAGAAGATACCTTGGAACTTCTGGGGCCTAGCCATTTTGCTAAACTTTTTTAGCCGCTTTTTTCTTTGCGGTTGTTTTTTTCTTGGTGGCTGGCTTTTTCTTGGCTTTTGGCTTTTCAACCCACGCTTCATCTTCTGGGGTGCTGGGGTCATCTTTTACAAAGTGTCCTTCCTCTGTTCGCGCCCTAACCATCTCAACTGCTGTTTCCAATCCCTTTTCAACAGCTTCTTGAGCATCTTTTGCTGCACGTTTGGCATGACGAATTTGCTCTATAATCTTTTCTCTAACAGATGAAACCATCTTACTGTCCTTTCATTTTTGCATTCACAGCAGCAATATCACGCTGCGTTTGAATGCGTTCTTCAGCAACGCGAGAACGCTCATCTATAGCTTTTTCTTGGGCATCTATGCGTTGCTGCGCTATAAGCACATCATTGCGCTCCTTTTCACGGTCCATTTCCTGACGCGCATCAAATTCACCTTGCTTACGCTGCAAGTCTGCTGCTTTTAGCTGCAATTCTTGCTGCCTTATCTCAACAAGAGGGTCTTGACCCTCTTCCTGTGGAGATACAGCCTGTACAAGTTGTTCTGTCATGTCCGCTGCTATTTGTGCGGCTCTTGCGTCGATCTGAGGCTTGAACTGCATCATAATCATCTGCATTGGGTCTTGCGGCATTGGGCCTTGCGGACCTTGCTGTGGAGGCATCATCTGAGCCTGCTGCTGCATCATCTGCATTTGTTCTGGTGGGATTTCTGACATTATTTCCTGCTGTGCTTGAGCCTCTGCCAACAATCCAATGTGCTCTTGTATATGCCCTTGCAGGACCACAAGTGCCTGTGGGTTTAATTGCATCGCAGGAGTAGACATCACAGCCATATGAGCTTCAATATGCGCCTCATGATCTTGATCAGGAAACGCTTGCAACGGAGCGCCCATAAGGGCGTTCTGGTTCTCCTTGGATGGATTCACAGGTTGTGGCTGTGGAGGTGGGGGGAGTATAGCGTCAATGTTATTAACGCCTAAAGCCTCATACATTTTACGATATGCTTGATACAAACCCTGTGGGCCACCGTGAATCTGTGGATTTGACTGAACTAACTGCAACTCAGTTTGCGCCAATGCAATCCTTTGTGACATCGAAAAGATGTTCGGATCAGATACAGGCAAAACATCTACACGCTGATCAAAGTCCTGAACAAAAACTTCTGGACCCATCTGCATGTTAGCAGCATATGGATAAGCCTGAATGGTTTCAGAAAATATCCTAGAAAGAAGTTTGAATTCAATTTTTTGGGAGTAATGCAAGCGCTTATGAATCGCTGACATAACTTTCGTGCCACGTTCCATAATCGCCATAGTGGTTCCAACAGGCGTTTCACCGCTCATCTCACCAATCTTCATGTCAGCCATAGAAGCGAACCTACGTCCAGCGTCTACAAGCGTTCCTAGAAGGTTATAAAGCGTCCCTGAAGGCTCTTTGAAGGGGAGCGGCATCAATGAGCCTTGCAGGGTGCCTCCAACCACATCAATATCGCGGAA